AGTTGAAGGTCGATTTTTTCACTGGTGAAAGTGTTGGCGGCTGATTCTACTACTTCAGATCCAATCTGAACAATGGCTGAGGTGCTTTTGAGTCCTTGCGGCATATCTAATCCCAAAGGCTGACGGTGTATAAAGTAAACTAAGGTGTAAAAATCAAAGCAAGTACCTTTTTCATACACCTCACTTCAAATCTTCTTTAGGGTGAGGCATAACTTCCCCTCCTCATTTCATGAGTCCGCCACACGCCGATGCCGCCATTCTACCTACCGGAGGCCATCTCGCTATTAGACCTCTGCCAACTTGCATCAGTAGGTATATACCAAAATACCCCTTCGGAGGGGTGAGGGCAGACAATGAAAGTGCAAAAAATAGTGAGTTTAGACATAAAAACAATGGAAATTAGTCAGACAATGGGTAATTTCAGCAAATGGGTACGCGTTGGGTTGCTTAATCACCATAATGGGATAGATCCAACCACTCAATTGATGGAAGAAACACGACAAAAAGCAAAGTGGGCTAAAATCTCCAACCTTTTAGCAGGAGCAATGGTAGCCAAATATATCGAACATGACCCAACATACAAGGGTACAGTAGAGGATTTAATCTTTAAAGCGGTAAAAGAAGTTAACAAACAGAAATCTCTGGAGGAGTTTGAATGAGTACGTACAAAGCTTCAGACGAAATGATGGATTTAATTTATGAACCATCTACAAAAGTACGAAAGTATCGAATCATTTGTCTGAAGAGATCTACATTTGTATCGAAGACTGATTCAGACTTCATCGCGGATTGGTATGGCAATTCAAATCTAGTTTATTGGATGGATAATTACTCTGGTTACACATCATCATGGCGTGATGCAGGTCTTTACACCTTGAAAGAGCTTGAAGGTGCAGCAGGTAGTCATGGAGATTGGTTAATTGAACCAGTGTGGGTTGAAGAATGAGTGGTAAATGGTATCCAGAATGCATCAATTGCACAAAAGAGCATGGCTTCGATATTGTATTCACCATTGCTTGCTTCTTGAATGGCCACCAGAGACTTTGGATTGATGATGAAGAATGAAACAATGTATTGTACGCGGGTGTTTCACTTTCATTTCACTTTGCGATGGTCGCAATATGATTAGATGTGCGCGTTGTGTTCGATTAAAGATTTACCAGAAGCGGTAATAATTGGGGCATTTGAAGCCCCATGAGCAAATAGATCAATCGCTCCAGACGTTGGATTCTTTTTTCAAGCTCTTCGAACACAAAATCACATCTTCTTTAGAAGTTGGTTTGCACGTAGCGCGACTTTCTTTTGATTCCAACCCGATCTAAAGTCACCATTATTCTTTCTACCATCATCATTAGCTTGTTTCCAAGCTTTAGATTTCATCGAATCATTTCTACGTTGTTTCTGAGTTCTTTTCTTAACGACTTTCTTTACTTTGGTTTCAGCCAATTCTACCAGAGGCATTGCTGATTCAATAATTAAGGGATTAACCCCCTTAGCCATTAGAAGACCGCGTATGATGTCACAGGTTTGGCAAGCCATGAGGTTCCCTTCCTCATGCACTTAACAATTCTGAATTTACCAAAGCTGCATAAACTGAAGCTGAAGCTTTAGCGCGGTATCCGTATACTCTGGAGATACCAGACTTAACTGCAGTGTTCAAAGTTCCTTCGATGTTTAGGAAGAAGTCATTGGTAGCTACAATGTAAACATAATCCAAAGATGCTGCAGGTGTTTCGCCAGCTATGTGTGTGTCAATGACAGCGTTACCAGCGGCTACATCTTGAATCTGTGTTCTTTTGTGTGCAATGACGTTAGAATCTGAAAGAGATCCAACTGTTGTACGTTGTGTGCTGGATATCGAGAAGTTTGTTCTGGTAGTTAATCCAGTAATTAAGTCTGGAGCGCTGAGATCTAAGTTCACAGCTAGAACCACAAACACTTCTTGATCGAGTGGGTTAAGTTGAAGGTCGATTTTTTCACTGGTGAAAGTGTTGGCGGCTGATTCTACTACTTCAGATCCAATCTGAACAATGGCTGAGGTGCTTTTGAGTCCTTGCGGCATATCT